CATGGCGGTGTTTGCGTTTGCTGGGTACTTTGTTTGGCAGAACCAAGAACTGTTGATGGGGGCATATAAAGAGTCTAAGAGAATGCCAAGCATTGTTGAGGACAGAGTGGAAGACGCTGCCGCCCACTTGTTTAAAACAACCAACGCTACCATTGTGGCTGTATTTAAAGTAAACCCTATGTTTGGAACCAGAGTGCTGCATCGTGCTTACACCAAAGAGGGTAGAGACAAAACCAATGATGGGCTTGATGTTGGGCTGTTTACTCAAAACCAAGCTAACAACGCTGATGTGATTAAGCTGATGGCAAGTGAGATTCCTTGTGGCGAGTACAAGTCAGCGCAATCTGAAATGGGTTTATGGTATATCGCCAAGGGGGTTTCCTACACTTGCCGAGTCAGCATCCCACCTGATCCAAGCCGGTTTGTTGGACAAATCACTGTAGGCTGGGATAATGAACCCGCTGACATTCAAGTAACAAGAACCATGATGGAAATTGCAGCAACCATGCTCAGTAAAAGCAAACAGTAAAGGATCAATATGCTGACACTACTCTCAACCTTAATCTCATTTCTGATGGGCGGTTTGCCCAAGATTTTGGAATTCTTTCAAGACCGGGCAGATAAGAAGCATGAGTTAAACCTTGCCCAGATGCAGATCACCCGTGAATTAGAGCTTCGTAAAGCAGGCTTTGAGGCGCAAGAACGTATTGAGCACATCAAGTCAGAACAGCTAGAAACAGAGAGCGCAGCTAACACCAAGCAGATTCTGATCGGCGCTCAGCAGGCTGAAATGCAGGCTATCTATGCCCACGACACAAGTTTAAACGAGGGGACTTCTACATGGATGAAGAACCTCCGAGCCTCTGTTCGTCCCGTTATCACATACGGCTTCTTCTTCCTGCTACTGTTTATTGACATTGGTCTGTTCGCCTACGGCTGGAACAGTGGTGTGCCGTTTACTGAGTTAGCCGAGATGCTGTGGGACTCTGATACCCAAGCTCTGTTTGCTTCTATTATTGCTTTCCACTTTGGTGGCCGGGCGTTTGGCAAATGAAGATCTCAGCCAAGTGTTTAAACATGATTCGCCATCACGAGGGTGTGAGGCTAAATCCCTACAAATGCCCAGCCAAGCTCTGGACTGTAGGCGTGGGGCACGTAATGTTCCCGGAGCAAGGTAAGCTCAAGATAGATCAGCGGGATGCCTTTGTACCCCCGCCGGAAGCCATGCGTAAACACTCAATGGAGGAAGTCGATGCAATACTTAGGGCAGACCTTGCTCGGTTTGAGAAAGGCGTGGCTACTTATTGTCCTGTGCCTCTTACTCAAGGACAGTTTGACGCACTGGTATCTTTTGCTTTCAATGTAGGACTAGGCACTCTCCAGCGTTCGACCCTGCGCCAAAAGGTACTACGTGGCGATATGGCTGGGGCGGCCGAGGAGCTTTTGAAATACTGCATGGCGGGTGGGAAAGTGCTCAGAGGCCTCCAAAACCGCCGGATCGACGAACGGGCACTATTCCTCTCCTAGGATTGACCAAATGTCAAAGACATGTTATAATTTCGTCCAACGTTGCCATTCGTGTGAAGGACTTCTATGACTGCCGCGTCGGTGATGACCTACGACTCTCTTGTTGAAAACATCCAGTCCTATCTGGAGCGTAACGACACCTCGACTCTCGACAAGATCCCCCTTTTCATCATGCTCGCCGAGCAGGTGATCGCATCCAAGATCAAATTCCTCGGAAACCTAACCGTCAACACCAGCACTATGGTGGCCAACAATGCCGTGATCGCGAAACCCGCCCGGTGGCACAAGACGGTATCGATGAATATTACAGTAGCTGGTCAGCGCGAACCGGTGCTCCTGCGCAAGTACGAATACCTCCGTAACTATGCTCCGGATCCCACTGCTACTGGTATGCCCAAGTATTACGCGGACTACGACTACTCGAACTGGCTTGTGGCCCCAACGCCTAATGCGGCATATGCTTTCGAAGTACTGTACTACGAACGAGTACAGCCTTTAGATTCTAGTAACCAGACCAACTGGTTCACTATTTACGCACCACAGGCACTCCTGTACGGCTCGCTCCTGCAAGCGATGCCATTCCTGAAAAACGACGATCGCGTACCGATGTGGCAATCGCAGTATGAAGCTATTATGGCCACGCTTGCGGAAGAAGATAAACTTCGCCTCGCTGATCGTCAAGCCATTGCGGTGGATTCATGAGTTACGTCAGCCCTTTCACCGGCGACGTCATCCAACCAACGGATGTAAGCTATCGCGCCGTTACGCTAACAACAAATACCCAGCTCAACTGGCCATCGAATAGTACCACCAACACTGACTACGCCGCCCGGATCATGCAAGTGACGGCCAGTGGTGCGGGTTTAAGCATGTTCATGCCTCCGGCGAACCAAGCCTCGGTCGGCAATGATGCACTCATTCGCAACATAGGCGCGAATACCTTTACGGTCAAAGACTACGCCGGTACTAATACTATTGTATCGGTAGCGGCTGGTGAGTCGAAATATATATACATTACCTCGAATCCCGACGCTCAGGGCACTTGGGGCGTGATCGCATTCGGTACTGGTACATCGTCAGCTGACGCCGCGACGCTTGCTGGGTACGGGTTAGTCGCCAGCGGTGCGACGCTTAACCAAAGTCACCCGAGCGCGGCGATCACCACCGGTACGACTTTTGCCGCAACAGATCGCGCACAGACTAGGGTGTGGTCGAGTGGTTCCGGAACCGCAACGCTCCCGGCCGCCGCGACGCTCGGAAACAACTGGTTCACGCTATTCAAGAATAACGGCACAGGATCATTCACGATTTCCTGCTCGGGGGCCGAGCTGATTGACGGGAACAGCACGAAAACGTTTAACCCGACGGAATCCGCGTTTATTGTGTGTACGGGTACGGCCTACGTCACCGTCGGCTACGGCGTCAGTACTCAATTCGCCTTCACCGCGCTCACTAAGAATGTGACTGGTGGTGCTGTAACGCTTACGAACAATGAAGCGGCTAATAACATTCAGGAGTACGTGGGGTCTTTAACTAGCAACGTTACGGTCACATTCCCACCAATCGTAAACTTGTATGTCATCTCGAACCAAACGACCGATAATGGCTTTAGTCTGACTGTCACGACGGGTTTGGGGTTTAGTGCAACAGTGCCGCCCGGTCAGCAAGCCACATTGATATGCGACGGGGTTAACTTTCTCAACGCTAACACGACTCAAGCTGGTGCGACTACGGTAAGCTTATTGAACGGTACTGTCGGCACTCCATCGCTGAACTTCGCGGCAGAGACTGGTACTGGATTGTACCGCCCCGGTGCGGGAGAACTAGCTATCGCCGTTCTTGGCACGAAACGTGTCGGAGTGACCGCTACGGGTGTGTCTGTTACTGGGTCCGGTACGTTCACTACGGGCATCGCGGGAGGCACGTTCACATGACCAAAAAGGTCTTCGCCCTCGACACCAAACCCGGCGTTCAACGTGATGGTACGGTATTCGACAAGCAGTTTTACAACTCCGGCCGTTGGGTACGCTTCCAACGTGGACGCCCCCGCAAGATCGGTGGATTTCGCGAGATCGTGAACGACCTAGCTGGACCCTCCCGTGGTATCTACCTAAATCCACAGCAGAATTTCAACAACGTTTTTAACGGGTACGCTGGCGGATTGCAATTGCTTCCGATCAACAACGCGGGTACAGGGTCTGGTATTACCGACATGACTCTCACTGGGTTCACAGCAAATGTGAACAATTTGTGGCAATTCGACGCGTTTTTCGACGTCAGCGGATCTGGTAACAACCTCCTGCTGGCGCATCCGGGCCAAAATGGGACTTTGATCGACAATAATGTGAACACCCCGGTGTTGGGTGGCAATATTACTGGCACGAGCATGGCTCCAATTGGTGTGTTCACCCAAGTCGCGGCCACGATCACTTCGGGTTCCCCGAACATCACGTTAACCGCCGCGAACATCCTGATCGGGGCTGGTCAGTCAGTATCGGGCACTGGGATTCCGTCCGGCGCGACTGTGGTTTCAATCAGCACCACCGCGCTGGTGATTTCAGCTCCGGCGACTGCTAATGGTTCATCCATTACTCTTACATTCGACAACGTCATCTCGGTATCCGGTGGTGTGGTGACGCTACACCCATACGTCTTCGTTTACGGGAATGACGGACTTATTCGCAATTCCTCGGCTGGCAACGCTAACGATTGGGTCTCCGCTGATGCCAACGAGGTATCTGCGGCCACTGGTAAGATCGTGCAAGGTCTCCCAGTGCGCGGTGGATCGAATGCCCCGTCTGGCCTCTTTTGGAGCTTGGATTCACTTATTCGTGTGTCCTACATTGGTGGCGTGGGCACTCCACCACAATTCTGGCGTTACGACTTGATCTCTTCTCAATCCTCGATCTTGTCTTCGCAGTCCGTAATCGAGTACGACGGCGTGTATTATTGGTGTGGCGTTGATCGATTCCTACTCTACAACGGTGTTGTTAAAGAGATCCCCAACACGTTCAATCAGAACTATTTCTTCGACAACTTGAACTACGATGCTCGCGAGAAGGTGTGGGTGACTAAGGTCCCACGATTTGGTGAAATTTGGTGGTTCTACCCACGTGGCAATGCGACCGAATGTACTGACGCGATTATCTACAATGTGCGCGAAAACTGCTGGTACGATGCTGGCGAGTCCCCCGGTGCACAGCGTTCAGCGGGTTTCTTCTCGCAAGTCTTCCATTATCCGATCACAGCAGACTGGAACACAAACGCATCTGGTGGTAT